ATCTCCTTGGTGTGGCTCCCCGAGCAGGTCAAGGCGTGGGCAGCCGAGCAGGCCAAGCCCGCCGAGGCCCCCGCCCAGCCGGTCGTCCGCCACCACGGTAACCCGCCCGGAGCGGGAGCCGCATCCCTCGATGAGCGTATCGCCGCAGCCGAAGCGGCCGGGGACCGGACACTCACGGCCTCCCTGAAGGCCCTGAAGCTCGGCTCCCGATAAGAGCCATCACGAACGAAAGGAACGACCATGGCCGGCATCACTGGCATGGCAACCACCTACAACTGCCCGAACTACGTCGGCGAACTGTTCGCCGCATCTCCTGAGGACACACCACTGCTGTCCTCTATCGGTGGCCTGACCGGCGGCGTCCCCGTCGGCGGCACCCTCTTCTCCTGGAGTGGCTACGACCTGCGTGACGCCGAGGACGGCCGCCAGCGCACTGAGGGCGCTACCGCCCCCACTGCTGAGGGCCGCGCTCGCTTCGCTGCCAGCAACGTCGTCGAGGTCCGTCAGGAGAAGGTCAGCGTCTCCTACACCAAGCAGGGCGCAACCCGCCAGGTCACCCCGGCGACCGGGGCGACAACCGTCACCATCGGCGACACCGTCCTACCCGCCGACGAACTGGCCTGGCAGATCAGCACCGAGCTGAAGCAGATCGCCCGCGACGTCGAGAAGACCTTCATCACCGGCAAGTTCGCCAACCCGACGGACAACCAGACGCCCCGCAAGACCCGCGGCCTGATTGAGGCTATCACCACGAACGTGGCGACCACCACCCACAAGGCCGCCGAACTCACTGAGGCCGACATCCTCGACCTGGTCGAGAAGGTGTGGACGAACGGCGGCCTCCAGGAGGGCGAGACCCGCACCATCATCGTCAATGCAAAGTTGAAGCGCGCCCTGACCAAGGTGTTCATCAAGGACGCCAAGTACCAGGAGGGCACCCGCAACGTCGGTGGCGTCAACCTCAAGACCCTCGAGACCGATTTCGGGGTCATGAACATCATGCTCAACCGGTACGTGCCAGCGGACAAGCTGATCGTCGCTTCCCTGGAGCAGCTGGCTCCGGCGTTCCTGGAGATCCCCGGCAAGGGCCACTTTTTCGCGGAGCCGCTGGCGAAGACCGGCGCGTCGGATGACGTGCAGATCTACGGGGAGATCGGCCTCCAGTACGGCAACGAGAAGGCTCACGGTGTCTTGACCGTGGCTGCTGACTGACCGGCGCAGGGGCGCCCCACAGTGCGCGGGGCGCCCCGCCTGTCTGAGAGGAGGGGATCATGAGGATCACCTGTGAGCGTCACCCGAATCTGCTCATCACTCACCCGCGGGTCGAGTTCGTGGACGGGGTGGCTGACGTCGATGAGGAGACCGTCAAGGCCCTGTCTTCGCTCCTGGATGCGTTCGGGATTGACGCTGCCGACATTGGTGGCGAGCACGCCGAGAGCAAGGGGTCCCCGAAGCGGGGCAAGAATGGCTGACGTCTTCGCGACCGTCGAGGACTTGGAAGCGCGTTGGCGTGGCCTGTCTGAGCAGGAGCGGAAGCGGGCCGCGGTGCTGCTGGAGGATGCGACGGACCTCATCAAGGCGTCCGCGCCAAGGTGGCAGCACGCCACTGCGGGGACGCTGAAGCGTATCTGCTGTGCGGTCGTGAAGAGGGCGCTTCAGGCGGAGCAGGGGGCAGCTGACGGGCTACCCGAGCCCAGGGGCCTGCTGTCCTCGGAGATGCATGTCACCGGCCCGTTCACCGACCAGTACGCCTACTCGAATCCCGAGGGGGACCTTTTCCTCAGGGCGGCTGAACTGAAGCAGTTGGGCGGCCGACGTAGCGCGGCCTTCGAGGTGGACCTGCTGGCTCCGGCGGTGGCCCCGTGATCGCCGTCGGACTGGTGCAGGTGACGAGGCTCAGGGCGGGCGACGGTGGGCGCGACCAGTACGGTGAGGCTGTCCCCGGACCGGTTGTGGAGACGCCCCTGCCGCCCGCCCTGCTCAACCCCGGCGGCACGAGCGAGCCGGTCACTGCCGGGTCAGCGCCGGTCGTCAGCCAGCCGACCCTGTACTGGCGTGGGCAGCACCCGGATATCCGCTCCAGCGACCTCCTGCGCGTCGCCGGCATCACCTACAGGGTCGAGGGCGCCCCGGCGCGCTGGCCCAAAGGCTCCGTGGTCACGCTCCACGCCGCCACCGACCCGAGGCAGACGGGGGGAACCTGATGGGCGTCGTGAGATTCAAGCTCGACCGCGAGGGCATCCAGGCGCTCGTGTCCTCAGATGAGGCCCAGGGCGTCGTCAACGAGGCCGCCGAGGAACTGCGAGCCCGCGCAGGGGAGGGCTTCAAGATCCACTCCTCGACGACGTCGCGCGCCCGCGCCTACGTCCACGCCGGAACGCGAGAGGCGGGCATGGAGCAGATCAAGCACCACACCCTGGAGAGGGTGCTGGGCAGCATCGGGGGCGGCTGATGGCTGGCGCGTCTCGGGATACGAAGGCCCTGGTGATGGCGGCGCTGAAGGCCGCCCTGCCAGGGACGCAGGTGGTGTCCACCGTCCCCTACGCGAATGGGGACCCGCCGGACCCGCTGGTGCTGGTGATCGCCACGGGCGGTCAGGGCCAGCACCAGCGGGTCCTGTCTACCGGACAGGTCACCATCGACAGTTTCGCGCCAACTACGGGCCAGGCAATGAGCCTGGCCCTTCGTGTTGACGCAGCGATCAACGCCCTCGTGGCCGGTCACGACTGGCCGGTCACGAAGGTCACGGGGAACGCCCCAGCAGAGTCGCCCGACCCGACTATCACGGCCGCCCGCGCGACGGCCACCTACCAGATCACCACACGGAACCAACCGTAAGGAGAACACCAATGGCAGTGAATGCCGACAACGTACTCGGCTTCGGGTCGGACGACGACAGTCTCTACCTGGGCGCCTACGACCCCGCCCTCGCCACCAAGATCCAGGGCCTCACCACCGCCGTACCCAACACCCTGAAGGACTGCGGATGGCTGTCCGACGACGGCATCAAGCTCACGATGGACGACTCCGTCACCAAGATCAAGGGACACCAAGGCCACGGTGTCGTCCGCACCTTCATGGACTCCTCGGAGACCGGCCTGGAGGCCGCCCTGCTCGAGTCGCAGTTGGACATCGTGACCCGCTTCCTGAACGCGACCGCGGAGAAGATTCAGGAGCAGATCGGTGCCGGCCCGCAGAAGACGGACGTCGCGAAACTGACGGCGAAGGCCCAGCGCACGGTCACCATCCTGTCCGGCGTCCTCGACGTTTTCGACACCGCATCCACCGGGGATGCCCGCACCCGCATGCGGATCGTCTTCCCCCGCCTGGAACTGGGCGAGCGCGGCGAGGTTGCCTTCAAGGTGGGCGAACTGACCGCTTGGTCTTACAAGCTGAGCGTCCTTGGTGACTATGTCATCTACTCCAACGCGAAGTCGCTGATCCCGGCCTGATAGGCCCTCATTCTCCCTGCCCCGGCGCGGATGGTCGGTCCCTGCGCCGGGGTGGGGTCACCACACACCTAGGACCGCCAGCCACCGAAAGGGACCGACATGACTAGCAAGAAGACGAGCAAGACGGCCGAACATGCCCGCGAGATTGGGGCCGCGACCCCGAGCGATTTCCAGGAGGCTGAGGCCAAGAGCGGTGGCATCGTGGAGGTGACTGTCGACGGCCTGACCGTCGCCGTTGACCCGACCGCCTTCCAGTCCGACTGGGAGGTGATCGAGGCGCTGGCCGCCATGGAGGACGGCAGCGCCTCCCCGGCCGCGATGATGCGCGTCACCAAGGCGCTCCTGGGCGACTCCTACGACACCGTGAAAAATCACGTCCGCAGCGACGACGGGCGGGTCAGTGCCGACGCGATGGGCGAGTTCCTGGGGAAGGTTTTCGAAGTCCTGAACCTGGGAAACTGATAGCCCTCCCTGGGCTCCTCAGGGAGCACGGGGAGGCGATCGAGGCCGACCTGCTGCGCGTGTACGGCGTCGACCTGCTGGACCTGTGGCGCGGCACGCTGACGCCTAGGCGGCTGCTGGTCCTCATCCGGGGGCTCCCGCCCGGCAGCGCCCTGGGGCGGGCCATGGGCGGGGACGTCGCCCTCTCCGATGAGGTCACGGCGACGCGCATGGCTGCCTGGCAGATCTGCTGCTACATCGCGTCCGCCGTCGGAGCCAAGCAATCTGACCTACCGAAGCCTCCGCAGCCGCCCGAACCGGGCTGGCAGCAGAAGGCCAAGGAGGCGCAGGAGCGGCAGGACGCCAAGGGGCTCCGATGGCTCGCCAGGCACCCAGAACTGGCCGCCCAGGCTAGCGCATAACCAACACAGGGGAGGCCCCGCAGCACGCCGCTGTGGGGCCTCCCAGCATATAGAGGAGGGCCTGAATGGCTGGCAGCAAGCCCACGGGACACACCATCGGCACAGCCTGGATCCAGGTGGCCCTCTCCACCAAGGCGATCTCCCAGCAACTCAAGGAGGCCCTGGGGGACGTCGACACTCGGCCGGCTGAGCGCAGCATCGTTTCCGGCCTGGGTGGGGCTTTCCAGAAGGTTGGGAAGATCGCCGCCGGGGCGCTCGCCGTCACCGGCGCTGTCGGCCTGGCAGCCAGTTTCTCGGATATCGCGAAGCAGGCTATTGATGCCTCCGACGCCACCAACAAGTTCAAGAACACCTTGGGCTTTGCGGGCAAGTCCGCGGCCGATATTGATCGGCTCACGAAGTCCACGAAGGACTACGCCGACAAGACCGTCTACGGCCTGTCCGATATCCAGTCGATCACCGCCCAACTCGCGTCGAATAACGTCGAGGGATACGACAAACTTGCCGAGGCTGCCGGTAACCTAAACGCCGTCGCGGGCGGTAACGCCGAGACATTCAAGTCCGTCGGTATGGTGCTTACCCAGACCGCCGGCCAGGGGAAACTCACCACTGAGAATTTCAACCAACTCGCTGACGCTGTCCCCGGCGCGTCCGGGAAACTCCAGCAGGCCCTCCTTGAAGCGGGTGCCTACACGGGTAATTTCCGTGAGGCGATGGAGAAGGGGCAAATCACTGCCGAGGAATTCAATGCCGCGGTGATGGACCTCGGCATGACTGACGTCGCCAAAGAGGCGGCGACTTCAACCCAGACGATTGAGGGGGCGTGGGGTAACCTCGAGGCCGCGCTGACGTCTGGGGCAATGGGGATCGTCGACCAGATCAAGCCGGCCCTGACCGACTTCATGGGGAGCGTCGCCACTGGCGCTGAGGGCGCTTTCGGGTGGATCCAGGACAAGCTCATCCCCGGGATTCAGGGTGTCTGGGATATCCTCTCCAAAGGCCAATTTGACGGCTCCTCTAAGCTTTTCGGGCTCGAAGAGGATTCCGGAATCGTCGATTTCCTGATGAAGGTCGGCGAGTCCGCGCGTGCGGCTGGGGATTGGATCACTGGCACCCTTATTCCCGGGATCCAGGGCGTTGCGTCGATTCTCTTCCAGGGCGATTATCAGGGCCCTGCTTCGCTCTTCGGGCTTGAGGAGGATAGTGGCCTAGTCGCATTCCTTTTCAGTGTCCGTGATGCCGCCATGGATGCGGGGTCATGGATCACTGGCACCTTGATCCCATCGGTCCAGTCTCTCGGTGAGATTATCCTAGCAGGGGAGACCGACAAGCCACTCTTCGGGTTGGACCCGGATTCCCCGATCGTGGCATTCCTTGAGGGGCTTCGCAGCACCATTCTCACAGTTGTCGACGTGGGTGCTAGCCTCACATCATGGGTCATTGAAAACAGGACCCTTCTGGGTGGTCTCGCTATCACCGTCGGCACCGCGGTCTTGGCTTTCCAGGGAATGCAGGCAGCCATTGGGGTATCGGCCATAATCTCTATGTCCGGCGGGATCATGGGGGCTGTTACGAGCCTGAATTTGTTCACAACTGCGTCGAACATAGCGAAGTCCGCTCAGGCGGCTTTCAATGTAGTTTTGAATGCGAATCCAATTGTTCTTGTTGTGACTGCTATTGCCGCGCTCGTGGCCGCTCTGGCGTGGTTTTTCACGCAGACGGAGATGGGCAAGCAGGCGTGGGCTTCGATTACGGCAGCGTTCCAATCGTTCTTGGATTGGATTGCCCCCTACTGGAATGCGACTCTGGATGCCCTGAGTGCCACTTGGAACGCCGTGTGGGGCGCGGTGAGCGGCTTCTTCACCTCCTATGTGGTGCCCGTGATTTCGGGCGCTGTAAGCGTCCTGAGCGGCCTTTGGGGCGGTCTCGTCGCCGTCGTCAGTGCCGTATGGTCCGGGATCCAGTCCGCGGTATCTGTCGTCGTCGACTGGTTCTCAGCCTATGTCGGCCCGGTGCTCTCGGCCGTCTGGGAGGGCATCAAGATCGGCGTCTGGGCGCTATCCATTCCGTTTGTCGTGGCATGGACATTGATTCAAACGGCCGTGCAGGTTGTGGTGCTTTGGTTCCAGACTTTTGTACAGCCTGTCCTATCTGCTGTGTGGTCCGGTATCGTGACCGGGGCGCAGTGGCTATGGAGTGGTGTACAGGCCGTCTGGGACGGTCTTATGGCCGCCGTCGGCGTCGTTGTCGGATGGTTTCAGGCCTACGTGCAGCCGGTGCTTTCCGCGGTCTGGACTGGTATTCAGATTGGGGCGCAAATACTGTGGACCAATCTGCAAATTGCCTGGACCGGTATTCAAACGGCAGTGCAGGTGGTGGCAGATTTCTTCACCGCCTATATCCTCCCTGTGATATCGGCCGTGTGGACCGGCATCCAGACTGGCGCGCAGTTCTTGTGGGACGGGCTCGTCATGATCTGGAATGGCATCCAGACGGCGATTCAGACCGTCGTCGGCTGGTTCCAGACATACGTGCAGCCTGTCATCACGGCCGTATGGGACGGGATCAAGGCCGGGGCTGATCTGCTGTGGAGCGGCCTGCAAACGGTCTGGAATGGCATCAAGAGCACTATTGACGCTGTGGCGTCTTGGTTCCGGGATACGCTCAAGCCTATTTTCGATACGGTCACGGATAACATCAAGAATGCGTTCGACAATATGAAGAACGGCATTCAAACCATTTGGGATGGCGTGAAATCGGTTGCCGCTAAACCGATTAACTTCATCATCAATACGGTTTATCGGGACGGTATTAAGGCGACGGCGGACAGTATTGCGGAGAAGCTCGGCCTGTCCTTGCGTCTCCCTGATGTCAGCCCGATTCCTGGGTACGCCAGTGGCGGTGTCCTCCCTGGATATTCTCCGGGGAAGGATATCTACCATTTCTTCAGCCCGGATGGTGGCGGTGCTATCGCCCTGTCCGGTGGCGAGGCGATCATGCGGCCCGAGTGGGTGCGCGCCGTCGGCGGCCCCGCAGCGGTCCACCGGATGAACGCCGCCGCCAGGGGCTCCAGTGGGGCGCATATCCCCGGCGGAGACCAGGGGGCGCGGTTCGCAGCCTTCGCTGACGGCGGTATCTGGGACAAGATCAAGGGCACCGTCGGAGCGGGTATTCAGACTGCCAGCAATTGGATTTCTACGGCGGCGGACGCGGTAGCCACGATCGTCTCCGACCCGCTCGGAGCGGTCGAGAACCTGATTCGCATCCCGGTGAATGCTCTCATGAATGGGATACCGGGAGCAGGATTCTTCAAGGATTTCGCTACCGCCCTGCCCGGGAAATGGATTGATGGAATCGGTGAATGGCTGAAATCCAATACCGCGTCAATGCCTGTTACCGGGTCTGCCACAGATATTGTGAACGCTGCCAGGATGGCGATCGGTGCGACCTATGTGTGGGGTGGATCGAGCATCCCGCCCGGCGTCGACTGCTCGGGTCTCGTGTACTGGGCGGCCCATCAGATGGGGTCTGGTATCCCGCGTCTGACGGCGGCTGGCTATCAGGCGGGGTCCACGCCCGGAGGTTCACTGAATACTCCCGGAACCCTGCTGTTCTGGGGGTATCCGGCGCACCACATCGCCATCGCCTCCGGTAACGGCATGATGGTCGAGGCCCCAACATTCGGCATCCCGGTGCGGGAAACCCCGATCTACGGCAGTCCGTCGACGGGCCTCTATAAGTTCGATTCCGGCGGCCTACTCCAGCCGGGGCTGACGACCGTCCTCAACGCCACGGGCAAGCCGGAGCCGGTTTTCACCGGCGACCAGTGGAGCAAGATCGACGACATCCTAGCCAAGGGTAATGCCGGCGTGCCGGAGGTCCTCGAGGTACGGGACGTCGACGGCGTCCTGATCGGCCGCATGCAGGTGGAGGCCGGGCGCGCAGTCGATCGCGTCGCGTCGGACCTGTCCGGCCGTCGCATCCGCTAACCGGGCGGGGATCGCCACACCAGCGATCCCCGCCCCCTATTCCGAGGGGGTATTGAATGGCGCTCGGTGAAATGCGAGTCAACCTCTGCAAAAACGGGTCATTCACCAAGGATCTGTTTTGGTGGTGGGGCTGGAAATCCGAGATCTCCGCCGAGAACGGGCGGATGAAAATCAAGGCCCTCGACGCCAAAGGCTACAACAAAATGGCCGCTACCCAGAAAATCACTCTGGGTGGCCCTGCCGCGTCGGAGCAGAAATGGGTGTCGGTCGCCGCTGACTATGACATGACCCCCATGGGGGTATCGATGCAGGATGCGGCAATGCTCGCGATTCGATTCTACTACCCGGGCGGCAAGCAGGAAGTCAACTACGCGACCATGAGGGGGAGAACGTCCCCTGTCGGCCGCGCAGAATACATTCGCGAAATCCCCGCGGGCGCTGAAGCATTTGATATCTACGTCGGCGTCAGCTCGATGGGTAATCGCGTCGGCGTCATGTATGTCGACAATGTCATCTGCCTGATGGGGGCGACGCGAGAGAGTGTCGCCGACACGGCGTATTTCGACGGCGATACACCGACCCGTGAGGAGGGGAATTCTGGGATCGGCTGGCAGTACCAGTGGACCGGTACCAAGTATCAGTCTGAGTCTCGGGCGGTCCACGGGGTCCTGCCTGGCAAGGATATCGCCATCGAGGACATCTCCTCCTCGGAGGGTCACCCGGCGGTGTCCCTGGCCGTCCACGGCGACGGCAGCGGCTACTCGGTGACACGGACCGTCCGCGGGATCACGACTCCGATCCGCGGCGGTGGCGACATCCGCATCTCAAATCTGGACTACCTCGAGGACCATGAGATCCCGCTCGGCACCGAGGTCACCTACACGCTGACCAATGAGGTCGCGGAGCAGTCGTGGTCTGCGACGATCCGCCTGGACTCGCCGTCGGCGTGGCTGTCTGATCCGCTGGACTGGACCAGCGCGATCGAGCTGGACATGGGCGACCAGCACCGTGAGGACATCCCCCTGCTGACGGCAGGCTCCCTGTCCGGCCACAAATGGGGCGTAGGCGGCAAAACGGTCCTCCCCCTGGGGGCGAGGCTACCGGTCCAACTAGGGGCCGCCAGGAGCGCCCCTGAGGGCCTGAAAGCCATCATCACGACCTGGGACCAGGTACAGGCCGACCGTGTCGCGGCCCTGGTGGAGCAGGCCGGCGTCCTCCTCCTGCGCGTCCCTCACGACCCGCAGCGGGCAACCCTGTGGGGCGGGTACGTGCCGGCCGACGTCGGCGTGGAGTGGGTCGCCGAGGGAATCACCCAGTGGAACCTCAGTGGGGGTGTGGTCGCGCCTCCGTCGCTGCCGGTAGTCGTCGTCCGGGCGACCTACGACCGCACCAAGGAACTCGCGAACGGGGCGACCTACAACGCCATCAAATCGCGGCTGGGGACCAAGACCTACGCGGACATCAAGCGTCGTCCGCTCCAGATTGGAGGCTGACCATGCTCGCTATGACGGATGCTGCTAGGCAGTCGATCACCGGCACCCGCTCCCGTGAGTCGGTGCAGGTGGACGCCTACCTGGGTGATGATCTCGTGCGGGCTGGCCTGCGCGTGGAGTCCTGGTCCCTGACCTGGGACGCGTCCCGCGCCGTCCAGTGCTCCGGCACCATCAAGATCGTCGATGAGGACGGGACGCTCCAGCCGTGGGTGCTGGGCGACGTCCTGGGGCCGGGGGCGCGTCTGCGCCTCACCTGGATCGCCGAGGATGGTAGCCGCATCCCTCGCGCCGTCCTCGTTGTCACCAAGCCTGAGCCGGAACAATTCTGGCAACTCACCCGCGCCGGGGGTGTGGAGCGGTGGCTGCCGACCGGTGGCGTCGTCACCTGCCAGGTGGAGGACACCAGCATCCTCCTCCAGCGTGACAAATTCCAGGCCAAGACTCCCGGGGATGAGCGCTCCGACGTCGTCAAGGAGGTGCGCCGCCTCCTGGCTGGGGCGGTCCCGCTCGTGGACGACTCAAAGAACTTGACGCAGGCGCGCGTGGCGGCCGGAACAATTTACGAGAAGGAGCGTCTCGACGCGATCGACGACCTCCTGTCTCACGGGGGCCTGGTGCGCCGGACTGACGGTGAGGGCACCATGCATGTCCTCGACCCGAAAAAGGGCGCGGACACGCCACTCTGGAAGATCCAGGGTGGCGATTTCATGGCCGCGCTCGTGTCCCTCTCCCGGTCGATGGACCTGGGCACCGTCTACAACTCCGTGGTGGCCACGTCCCAGGGGAGCCAGGGGGAGTACGTCGGGCGCGCCTACCTCGATCGCAGCGTCTCACGATGGAACGGGCCGCTCGGCAATTGCACGGAATTCTACTCCTCGCCGCTGATCGACTCGACGGCGTCCGCCAACCGTGCGGCAACCACCCGCCTCGCCAACCAGACCGGCCCCAAGGTAACGCGCCTCAAGATCCAGTGCCTCCCACACCCCGGCCTGGAACTCTACGACTGGGTGACGGTCGCCGTCCCCACCCGCAGCGGCCGCGCCATCGACGTCACCGGGCAGGTCATGTCCCTGTCCCTCGGAGGGGACGCGCAGAACGGCGTCGCTGCCTCCACCCTGGAGGTCGACGTCGACGCCAACGAGATGCGCTCCGTGATCCTCGGGGACAAGCAGTCATGAGCCTGGCGGAGCTGATCGCTGGGATCGGCCAGCAGGGCGGGACCAGCATCGTGACTGGCACGGTCGGCTGGTCCCGGGGGCGTCCGGCGGTGACGATCGAGGGGGTGCAGGTCCCCGCGACCTGGCTCGACCCCGTGTCCGTGAATTATGGGGACAATGTGGTCGTGGCCCTCACTCGTGGTGAGGCGGGGCAGTCGTCGGCGGTCGTCCTCGGTCGCGTGACGGATGCTCCTCGACCGACGACGGGCACGGTCGTCAGTGTCGGCGGCGGGCAGGCCGTCGTCCGCACCGGCGTCGGCAACGTATCAGCGACGCACTCGTGGAACGCCCCGAGCGTCGGACAGGTCGTGTCCCTCATGTGGCAGGACGGGCGCCCGACCACGGTAGGGCCTGTCACCTACAGCGCCCCGACCGCGCCTCCTGCTGAGGTGCCACCGGCACCGTCGCAGCGGCTCGGTGATGGCGACTACGGCACGTCGGTGGTGCGCCCGGTCTACTCCGCGTCGTGGTCGACGCGCCGCTCTGACGGCCGCCCGTGGACGGAGCGCATCGTCGCAGGCGGCAAATTTCAGTCCGTCGGCGCGTGGGGGTACGGGGGGCAATTCGCGGCACTGAAGGCGGTTCCTGGCCTCCGTGTGACGGAGGCCGTCCTGCATTTCGGGGAGCGGACCGCCGACGGCGGGAATGCGGCCGTCACTATCCAGGGCCGCTGCCACGCGGCAGGAAGTCTGGGGCAGCAGCCGACGGCGACCGGTCCATCCCTCTCCGTGGCGCTCGCCCAGTGGGCTCCTGGCGGCCAGGACGTGCCCCTGCCGGTCGCGGTAGCCCAGTGGCTCATCACCAACGGCGGCGGGCTCATGTGGACCGGAGGAAATGTCGAGGGGGGCGTCTCCGATATCGGCACCGACCCGGATAGCGGCCGCATCACCATCAAATGGACGACACTCCCCGAGAAGAAATAGGAGACTGAAATGGCTCGCACGCTAATGAACGGTGTCCGTGTCCCCGAGGGGACCGACCCTTTCAATGCTCAGGGAGATATGGACGCCCTAGCCAGGTCAATCAAGACCGTCATCTGGGCGCAGGACTGGCAGGACGCGTACCGGAAACGCGACCGGGCGAAATGGGACCTGGGGTGGAACCCTTCTCCCAGCAACCCGGATTTCTACTGGATCGACTCCATCAGCGCTCTGGTCCGCTATGACGGCACACGCTGGGACGGCACTGGCGGTATGCGCATCGAGGCCCAGCAGTCCGGGGATTCTGGCATCTCCTACCAGCAGCCCAGTGCGAACGAGGTCATGATCATCCAGACCGGAAGAATGGCTGGGTTCACGGGCGATCTGCAATTCGGTGCGGGCTATATGCCATTCCAGAATTTCCCGAAGCCATTCCCGAATGCCTGCCTCACTATTACCGTCACCCCGATTTTCAATAACGGCGGGCAGTGGGCATTTACTTCCACAGCGCAGCCCATGATAGATCAACTCAATAAGAACGGTTTCCGGGTGATGTTCCCTGGTGAGACCGCTAAATCAACCGCGCACGCATTCATGTGGCAGGCTATCGGCTACTGACCATTTCCGGTCCCCGCACCGTCCTGGTGGCGGGGATTTTCTACACCCAATTACAGGAAGGAATCGCATGTCTGTAGGAAGTGTGGCGGCCGCGCAGGCCCGCTACATCTGCGACGTCGCCGACGTCGGCTACTCACAGCCCGACCGGCGCACCTGGTACGCCAACGCCGACGAGGCCGGCTACGTCACCACCCCCCAGAACGCCGACTGCTCCAGCCTCGTCTGCGGGAGCATCTGCTTCGGCCTGCACGTCACCTACGGCGTCCCCTGGGGCCACCCGGCCCTACCGGAGATCGACGGCCTATGGACCGGGAACATGCGCCAGGGCCTCGAGGCCCGCGGCTACCGCGAGGTCCACTGGGACGACTCCAACCTCTACCCCGACGGAGGCTTCCAGATCGGTGACGTCGTCCTGTCCGCTGGCCCCGAGGGCGGCGCAGGCCACGTCATCATCATCACCGACCCAGCCGCCGACTACCTGTCCGAGGCGTGGATCGCCGAAGACGGCAGCATCGACGGCTACGCCGGCGACTCCACCGGCGGGGAGACACGCTCTGTCCCCTACTCGAGCCACCCCTACACGGTGACCGGGAAATGGACGTCGTGCCACCGCTTCGACGACAGCCTGTTCCTGTCCCAGTGGCCGGAATTCGCCGGGGGCAGTACTCCCGCGCCCGCCCCGGCTCCCGCGCCCGCACCGCCGTCGACGTCGAGCGAGCCCGTGCACGCTCACGGTATCGACGTGTCCAGTCACCAGGGCGGGATCGACCTGGCTGCCGTCCCCGGCGATTTCGTCATCGTCAAGGCGACAGAGGATGACGACTACGTCAACCCCTACTTGGATGCTCATGCTGCCGCCACGCTGGGGTCCGGGAAGCGGCTGGGCTTCTACCATTTTGCACGCCCTGGTGATGCGGTCGCGCAGGCCCAGTTCTTCGTGAACACCGTGAGTGCCTACATCGGGAGGGCGACTTTCTGGCTGGATTGGGAGGCTGACGCCGTCGCTCAGGGGCCCGGCTGGGCCGCAACATTCCTGAACACCGTCTGGGAACTCACCGGTAAAAAGATCGCCGGCATCTACATGAACGGCTCTGCCGTCAGTGGCTACGACTGGTCCTACGTAGCCAGCTGGTACCCGCTCTGGTACGCGGGCGGACCGGACTACAGCGACTACGGGATGGCCTACTCCGACCCCGCAGTCCCGTCCGTGCCGTACTGGGGCGCCCCGCTCATCCACCAGTACACCGAGGACGGCCGCCTGCCCGGCTACGGCGGCTCCCTGGACCTGAACAGGCTGCGCGACCGCGCGGCCTGGGACTCCATGGCGGGGATCGCCCCCGCCGACGACACCACCACACCAGAGAAAACCACAGGAGATGATGACGTGCTGTTCATTTACACGGAGCGCGGAGACGACAAGACCCCTGAGTACGCGGTCCTGCGCGGCGGGTTCCCGCCCCTGAAGGTCGAGGGGATCATCGAGACCTCCTACGAGCACGCGCTCGGCAAGCCTCGATTCCTCTGGCCCGATTTCTACGACCGCACCTGCGCCGACTGGCAGGCGTCCTATGACAAGCTGGTCGCCGACACCGCCGCCGCTACCGCTGCCGCGATCAAGGAGGCGGCCGCGTGAGCACTCTCATCCGTGACCCATTTGTCACGACCGTCGTCCTGGGTGTCCTGTGGCCCCTGATTCAGGCAGCCCTGGACCGCCCCTACTGGACGCGCGGCCGCCGTGTCGCCCTCGTCGTGGGGGCCGCCGTCGTCCTGACCGTGGGTGCGTGGGCGCTGTCCGCCTACCCGCTCCAGGCCGACGTCCTGGCCGCCCAGGTCGGAAAATTCCTGGGCTTCGCCTGGGTCGCATATCAGGCCCTCTCCCACATCCGGATCGGCGGCGTGAGCGTCCTCTCCTGGGCCGGCATCGTCACCCCCGGCGGTGAGACACGGGAGGCCTACCAGCCGCGTCACGAGGCCGACTGATGGGCTTGGGCCGCCGACTCTGGTCGACGCTCCACGAGCCGCGGGCGATCTCAGCGATGATGGCGGCGACATATGTGCTCCTGGCCGTGGCCGTCGCCCTCATCCTGGGCGCCCCGCGCATCCAGCCGTGGGACGTGACCGTCGCCTGCCTCACCACCATCTCCGGGTGCGCTATCGGCGCGCCAGCGGCGTGGCGGGGCTGGTGGGGCGTGGAAGGCCCGTCGGCGGCCCTGGTCGCCCTCGGGCTCATCGTGGTCGCCGTCGAGGACGCCGCGCGCGCCCTCACGTCCGATCACTGGCCTGGCTGGCCGCTTTTTGTCATCCTCGCTCTCCTCCTCATGATCGGTCAGCGGATGGTCCGCGTGTGGGGTCACACGTGGCAGCCGGGCTGCGAGCCGGACACTGCGCTCCGGCGGGCTGAGATCGGTGTGACTGTCGCGAAAGCCCACGAGGCTGACGCGGCCGCACGTGCCCTGGAGAGGGAGGACACCGGATGCAGAGAATCGAGTTGATCGGTGCGATCATCACCAGTGGGCTCGGGTCGATCCTGGTCACTCAGATCGGGGCTGCGATCCGGGCTATGTGGCACGCTAGGCAGGGCCGCGAGTCGGACCTACAGGTGGCGCGCCGGGAGGCCGCCCAGTGGGAGTGTGTGGCGCGTCGCACGCGCGCGATCGCCCTGGATCGGGGCGCGCCCCTGAGTGACCTGCCGCGCGGCCCTGGGGAGACCCCGATCGGGGACCTCGCTGACGACTGAGAGGCCCTATGGGGCCTAGGCGCCCCCGCTACCTACTCGGGTAGCGGGGGCGCCTTTCGTCGTCTCTGAGGGCCGTTTACGGCGTGATTCCGGGGGATTCTCGGTGTCGCGGGAAAATGGCTAGTTGATGGCTAGTTTCGCGTTGGCTGGTCATCGGTTTGGTTAGTGTTTTCATGGCATCTCCCCTAGGATAGCACCTGCTTTGGGAGCAGGGGGTCGCGGGTTCAAATCCCGCCAGCCCGACCGGGAAACCGCAGAATCAAGCCAAAACACAGGACACCTGCCTACATCCTCATATGCTACCCTAGGCTACAGATGGCTAGCCAGATGGCTAGTCGCCGACCAGAAGGGGCTAGCCAATGGCATACGGAGAAGGCACCGTCTACCAGCGCAAAGACGGCAAATGGGTCGCCAGCGTCGAGGCTGGCTACACGCCATCCGGCGGCCGCCGCCGCATCACCCGAGCGCGAGCCACCGAGGCCGAGGCCAAGCGCGCCCTGCGCACCATCCGCCGCGACGTCCTCGCCGAGCAGCAGTCCACCGCCGTCAGCCCGCGCACCACCCTGAAGGGCTGGATCGACACCTGGGCGCCCGGCTACAAGCGTGTCGCCCGCCCCCGCACCTACTCGAATGACATCGCCCTCCTCGGCAAGTGGATCATCCCCACCATCGGGCACCGACGCCTCGTCGACCTCACCGTCACCGACCTACGCAAAATGGAAGCCGCCATGAGGCGCGACGGGAAGTCGTCGACGTCGATCCGCTACGTCCGACTCATCCTCCACCGCGTCCTCAAGGCCGCGATCGTCGAGGGCCACCGCATCCCCGACTCCGTAATGCTCGCCCCCAAGCCCAAGGCCGCCACCTCCAAGCGGCAGGCCATCCCCGCCGCCGACGCCGCCACCCTCCTCAAGGCCGCCACCGAGAAGGACACCTGGCTACCACTACCTGACTCGACCAGCGGACCGACCCAGCGCGCCCGCTACCTCGCCAGCGTGCAGGACGCCTCCCGGTGGGTCGCCGCCCTCCTCCAGGGGATGAGGCAGGGGGAGTGCCTCGGCCTCACCTGGGACCGCGTAGACCTCGACGCCGGCACCCTCACCGTAGACCGCCAGCTCGTCGAGATGACCGCCGCCGAGGACGTCACCGGCACCGACGGCGTCACCTATGAGCACCTGATGGACGGCTACTACTGGGGGCCGGTCAAGACGAAGGCAGGCTCCCGCGTCCTGCCGCTCGTGCCGTGGATGGCGGCGGCCCTGACGGCCTGGCGCGACCAGTGCCCTACCTCCCCCTACGGGCTCGTGTGGCCCCGCCCTGACGGCGGCCCGTGGTCGAAAAAGGACGATCGGCTGGCGTGGCGCGCCCTCCAGGATGTGGCCGGCGTCCACAAGGACGACGGCGGGTACTATCTCGTGCATGAGGCCCGACACAGCACGGCGACGCTCCTCATGGCCGCCGGGGTCCCCGCCACTGTCGTCATCGCCATCATGGGCCACACCGCTATCACCACGTCGATGGGCTACCAGCACGCCGACCTGGACCAGGCCCGCCAAGCCCTCGAGGCCGTCGCGCCCCGCCTCGGTCTCACCTCCACACCCACCCCCTAGAAAGGCCCCACCCATGTCACTCATCTACGCCGCCCAGATCAAGACCGACGACGGTAAGATAGGCGTCTACCCCGATGGCTCGCTCAACCTCCCCAAGCGACTCACCGCCGTCCCCGCCGTCGACGTCGTCAGCATCGCCGTCGAGGACGGAAAAGAGGCCAGCAAGCGCGTCACCGCCGCCCGTGTCGCCGCCGTCGGAGTCTTCGCCCTCGCCATCAAGAAGAAGATCGACGCCACCAAGTACATCGTGATCCAGACCACCGAGGACGCCTACGTCTACGAGATCAACGCCAAGCGCTTCCCGGAGGCGCGAGCGTTCGAGGCGAGGGCGATGGCTATCGTCCGCAAGGGCAAGACCGCCGCCGAGAGAGCCGCCGACGTCGAAGAGGTCAAGGCGACACCGACACCTAAGGTCGGCATGGGAGTCACCCCACCCCCACCGGCCGGGCAGCCAGACACCCGCCGGTGGTGGCAGAAGTCCACCGGCGAACTCATCAACGAGCGCCGCGCCAAGAAGGGTAAGGAGCCACTGGACTTCAGCGCTGTGTGACCGCCCTAGCCGACTAGACGCCCTCCCGCCAACACTGAGGCCCCCACCGTCATGGTGGGGGCCTCGTCGTGCCTTCAGGAGGCTACGCCATCGCTAAAGATCGATTTCGGCGGGGGGGGGGTGCGTCCTTAGCTAGACGCTTTTCGGCACGCTCAACGATCTCCACGACACTGACGCCGAGGGCGCTGGCGATCTCCACGAGCGCCTCGATGCTGATGAGGCGGCGGGCATTGAAGAGGAGGAGGAGGGTGGACTTGGAGAGGCTGACGCGCTCGGTGAGGGAGTCGAAGGTGATCTCCCGGGCTACGCGCTCGGCCCTGAGTTCGGCTGCTACCGCCCCATTGAGCCCGGCGGCTGGGTCTTTGGCGATGTTGACCATGACTCAAGTGTTACATATGAACACTAAGGTCACCATCTGACAACTGCTTTCCCAGAGAACTGCCAGCATGTTGCATGGTCGCCATATGGCGACCTATAGTGTTCATATGGACACCAAGCCGATGACCGCCCGCCTTGCGGAGGTCCTAAATCGCCAACTTGCGGCTTCCAACCTCTCGGTTTCCGAGACCAGCCGGAAGACCGGTATCCCCTATCCAACCCTCTACCGCCGCCTACACAACGACGGCAAAGGGCTCACTGTCGACGAGACCGAGCGGCTCGCACGCACCCTCGACACAACCCCGGTTGACCTGCTCAAACAGGCCGCCAAGTAGCCCCCAAACCCTACCCCATTTTCTCTAGGAGATCCCATGTGTAATCCCAGCACGCAGCGTCCCATCTCAGAGGCCATGCCCCTCGTGAATGCCCTCATCGCCGAGGTCGAGCGTGACTGCATCGACATCGAGCACCTCACCATCATCCCCCTCCCCGAAGGCCGATTCGACATCGCCATCTACGCCTACGACGGCGGAGAGCAGGCCCTCACTGATCGCCTCGGCCTCATTGACCAGACCCACTACCAAGACCTGGACGGCCACACCAAGGCCGCCACGCGCCGCACCGTCGGACGCTGGAGCGTCCACTCCAGCCGCCGACTCCCCACCGCTGAGGAAGTGGCGGCATGACCACCATCGTCCTCGCTGCCGCCGCTGTGGCCGCCATCCTCACCGAGGCCGCCCTCACCACCGCGCTCGGTCACCACACGGGTGTCCTCCTCCTCGCAGCCGCACTCACCGCCGCCCTCGTAGTCCACACCATCCGCACCGAAAAGGAGCCCCAGCCGTGACCGTCGTCCTCACCTACACGCTCAGTGGCGCGGCCGCCGTCACCGGACTCTCCGTCGACTACATCCGCAGGGCCATCAAAGCCACCGACCCAGACCTCCACCTCCCCGCCCGCATGGCAGGCACCAAGTACCTCATCCGCCGCGACGACCTGGAGGCATGGATCGACCGCCTCCCCGAAGCCTGAAAGGACCCCCCGATGCCCATCTCCCCAGCCTCCAAAATCACCCCCATAGGAGGCGGCTCATACCTCTACCTGTGGCCCATGCTCCCCAGCGTCTCCGTCGTCCACCAGAAGCACGAGGCAGTCGCCGACCTCATGGACCTCCTCCGCACACTCGGCATGGTCCTCACCAGCGAGCCCAGGGCCTCAATCCAGCACGGAGCCAAGCCGATCATGACGCTCTCCCTCAGTGCCCGCTACGCCACCGACCACGAAGCACAGCAACTCCATCAGCCCACTCACCCCCACCACACCGACCAGGAAGCGACCGCAGCATGACCACCCCGTCCACTCTCCACCCCCGCGAGCGCGGTTCCGTCCGTGCCACCGACCCCGACACCAGCCAGTGGGCCGCCGACTCCATCACCGACACCACCACCTCGCAGGCCGTCGTCCTCATTGCAATCCGTGACAAGCGGCTCGTCATGTTCACCCTCTCTGAAATCGTCGACGCAACCAAGGTGATCCTCTCCCCCTCCCGTGCACGCACCGCCGTGCGCGAGCTTCAGGACAAGGGGCTCATCGAGGAGACCGGCGAGTACGCGCTCACCCCCTCCGGCCGCCGCGCCCGCCTCCTCACCCTCACCAAGCAGGGGAGGGCCGCCGCATGAGAATCCACACGAACATCTGCGCCACCGTGTATCTGCCTAAGCCGGTCACCCTTTCCGTGCCGGTCGGCCCTGGCGGCAAGAGCATGTTGTCTCGTTTTGACATGGTTGAGGCTTGGGCTAACGCGGACCGCACGAAAGTCATATCAATGATCCAGGGGCACTACGTCGACGAGCGCGGGCGGAACATCTACGGCAAGTCCTTCCTGTCTCCTAACACCTTCGAGGAGGCCCGCGCGCTCATCACTGACCCGATTTGGGAAGCGGTCAGTAAGGCAGAGGCGATGGCCCAAGCGATGATGGACGCCGCCCGCGAGGTCGAGGAGGCCACGTCATGACCGCCCTGACCATGGAGCAGCGCCACGCCGACTTCGAGGACATGCTCAGGCGGGCCGACCTGGCGCGAGCGACCGTGAGCGGTTGGCGGGCAACAGGGACCGACATCCCAGGGAAACCCCTTGCTGCGCTCGCTCGCGACGTCGCCGAACTGTGCGCCGCCTGGGTATCGGCCGCCCACCGTGCGCGCTCCCGCAATCCCGGCGACCATGCACAGAGGCGAGCCGTCGCCGTCGCCGTGGACTGCCTCTTACTCCTCGACGACATCGGGGCCGCAGACCCCGTGAAAGAAGTCGCGGATGCGTCAGTGGACAACTTCCTTGGCCCACTCACCTGGCGCGAGGACCTGTACCTGCCTGCCGTCGAGCGTATCAGCCGCCTCCTGGCCTACCTAGGTGACGTCGCCGAGAACTACGACTACGGAACGGACGACGGCTGCCGCCTGGTCATCAAAGAAGCCACCGAACTCCTCGCATCCAAGGCTATCTGTGCGGCGCTGGCTGCTGAGCGCGGCCTATGGCAGGAGGAGGAGTCATGACCCGTGTTCTCCTGCCGGGGCACCTCCTCCGGCATATCGCCGACGTCGAGGACGAGAAACCCCACCAATACCCGGATGGCATGTATTACCCGGTCTGGCGGCTCTGCAACGGGCTCGGCAAACTCGAAAGCCACGGCTTTCTCACCCAGCACTGCGAGGACGTCGAGTCCGCTGACCTCACTGGCCCACTCGTCTGCCCCGACTGCCTGGCCGTCCACCAGCCCGCCGGCGACGTCGACGATCCGACGATGGGGACCATCCCCCTCTTCGACCTGCCATGACGCAGCCCAGCCTCCTCGACCTCCTAGAGCCCGCCCCGCAGGACGTGCTCCACGCGCTCATGCCGACCATGGGCCTGGCCTGCGGAGCCGACCTCCTCACCCTCCTACGCCAGTCGCACAAACGGGGCAGCGTCTATGCCAGGCGCTACGAGCAAGTCACCTGCGACGCCTGCAAACAGGCAGCCGAACCCTATGGCGGCCTCCACGCCTGGTGCCGCAAACAACAGGGGAGGGCGGCATGACCATCAAGCTCGGAGAGATCTGTGCGGGCTATGGAGGGCTCGGCCTCGGCCTGGGACTCCTGGCCGACGTCGACACCCGGTGGGTCGCCGACGTCGCCGCCAGCCCGTCCAGGATCCTCGCCCGCCACTGGCCCGACGCCCCCAACCTGGGGGACATCACCCGCGTCGACTGGGCAACCATCGAGCCCGTCGACGTCATCGCAGGGGGCACCCCCTGCCAGGACCTATCCAACGCCGGCCACCGCGCCGGGATGAGGCCAGGCACCCGCTCAGGAATCTGGGAGGCCATGGCCCACGCCATTGAGGAGATCAAGCCCCATGTCGTCGTCTGGGAGAACGTCAGCGGCGCCCGCTCAGCGGCCGCCTATAGCCATCTGGAATCCGGTCCGGGACGTCTGGGAGGGAGGGCAGACCGACCTGTTCTCCGGGCTCTCGGACGTGTGGTCGGAGACCTGGCCGGCCTCGGGTATGACGCGGCGTGGGAGTCTCTGCGGGCCTCCGACGTCGGAGCCCCGCACCGCAGGGAGCGGGTCTTCGTCCTCGCGTGGCGTCCCGACGCTGCCGACACCCTCCGCATCCTGCGCGACCGGCCCAGGGGAGCACGGGGACGGCGGCATGAACCTACAGACAGTCGTCGCGCGCCTGGCCGTTCGCCCTGGCTGGAGTACGCGCCGGCGATCCGCCGGTGGGAGGAGGTGACGGGGCTTGAGGCCCCGCCGCCGACGGAGACCGGCCACCGCGGCGGGGACGTCCTCTCCCCGCGGTTCGTCGAGTGGATGATGGGGCTCCCCGCCGGGCACGTCACGGACACGCCTGGGCTCTCTCGGTCGCAAGCACTCAAGGCCCTGGGGAACGGCGTCGTCCCCCAGCAGGCAGCACACGCAGTCAGTCACCTAGCAGAAACGGCACTTAACCATGGATTCGTTTAGTTTCTTCGTCCCCGGTGAGCCGATCACCGAGGGTAGTACCCGCGCGTTCACGTCAGGTCAGCGGGTGGTCGTCACCCACGACCGCGGCCGCGAACTTGACGCCTGGCGCATCAAGGTTGCCCACGCGGCCGAAGCCGCCGCCGAGGACGCCTATTGGGAACCCCGTTACGACGGGCCAGTCGAGGTGTGGGCCGAGTTCAGGCTCCCACGCCCCAAGAGCGCCCCCAAGTCCCGCAAGCACGCGCAGATGAAGCCCGACCTGGACAAGCTTCAGCGCGCCATCGGGGACGCACTGGCCCCCTACAAGCGGCCGGGTGTCCTGCGTGATGACTCTCGGATCGTGGCGTGGTCCGCGGTCAAGCGCTACGCCGACGACACGCACCCCGCCGGGGTCACGGTGCGCGTCTCGAAGGCGCGGGATTACCTCACTGGGCAAGTCATTACCAGCGTCGACGACATCCACGACTTGCCAGTGGACGCAGTCATAGTCGACGCATACGGCAGCGCGTTCCACCTATATCTGGGCGACTGGGTCCCAGTCGGCCGCGAGGGTGAGTACACCTACAGCGCTCACGAGATCGACCTGCCCGCCACCCTCGTCGTCGCGGACTGGCTCTGATCGCCATGACTGAGGTGATTCACGAGAGGTCCCCCAGGTCGCGGGGGCGTGTCCGGTGCGATGACTGTGGCCGCCGCATCCCCAAGGGCGACCGGTACAGCCAGGCGACTGTCGTCGCAGACGGGATGATCTGGAACTGGTGTGAATGCCAGCCCTGCCAGCGCGCGGTCCCACACGTCCTGAGATGGCTGGGCTGCTACAGCGACGGCTACTACAACGCCGACGACTTCCAGGAATGGGCGTCCGAGCTCCTGGACTGCGGGGGGACGCCCTACGGCCTGTTCCTCGACGACGGGGCGCCCGACGCCTGGGATGTGCGCATGTGCACCCTCTTCTACGAGGCGACTCTCGCCGCCTCCGCTGACGCCGACCCCGCGCGAGCGTGGGACGACGAAGCGTGGGCGGCCTTCACCTGGCGCATGCAAACCAGCCCCGTAATAAATGCTAGGAGGAAATGATGAGGATTCGGTCTATTAAGCCGGAGTTCTGGTCGAGCCCGGATATCGCGGCTCTGTCGGACGCCGATCGGCTCCTGTTTATCGGGCTCTGGTCCTACGTGGATGACCATGGCCGGGGGAGGGATGACGTCGCGCTGATCGTGGCTGCCTTGTACCCGCACGACATGGTCGCGAGCCCTCTCGACACTGTCGCGAAAGTTCGCGACGGCCTCGCGAGGCTCTCCGAAGCGAATCTCATCCTCCGCTACGCCGTCGCGTCTAGGACCTATTTCCTAGTGACAGGGTGGAGTAAGCACCAGCGGGTAGATAAACCGAAGGCATCACGCATCCCCGCACCCGAAGAGGGGGACGCCACCACTTTCCCGCAGAACGACGCCAATCGCGAAACCGTCGCGACGATTCGCGACAGTGTCGCGACACCTCCCGACACCCTCGCGCCTGGAACAGGGGAACAGGGGAACAGGGGAACAGGGATGCGATCGACGACGTCGATCTGCGCGCCGTCGAAGACCCCCGCCCAGACGTCGACGCCGTCTGCGATGCCATGGCCGCGAGCGTCCAGCATCGCACCGGACGCACTCCACGCGTCACCGCTGCCTGGCGCACACAGGCCCGCCTCATGATCGACCGAGACGGCCGCACCGTCGACGAGATCACCCGCATCATCGACTGGGTCGACGGCAACGACTTCTGGCGCGCCAACGTCCTCAGCGTCCCCAAGCTCCGCCAAAAGTTCGACACGCTCCGCCTCCAGTCCCAGCGGCCCCGTGGCGGTCAATCCCAGGGCGGCCAGGTGTTCTACGACCTGGCCGAGCAGTTCGCGAAGGAGGGGCTCTGATGGCTACAGCGACCGGCGTGAGTCTGGCGATCGGCATCCTCGTGGACGCCGGGATGCTGCCCGGCATCGTCGACGCCGAGGGCGGCAAGCGACGCATCCGCGCCTGGATGACGCTCCTGGACCAGGACATGACCGACGAGGTGCTCGCGGAGGCGGTGCGCCGCGTCGCGTCCGGCGACGTCGAAACCTACGGGGCGGCGAAGCCGCAGCACGTGAACCGGGCCGCGAAGG